ATCTCTTAACAAAAGAGCCTATATAGGTTTGAATTGTGAACCCATATAGACTAAATGGTTTGTCTGATTTAAATTTATATTGAATATCTTTCCACTTCTTTTTCTTAATTCGTGGAACTACATATGTTTTTGTGTTTGATATATATTTATCTATGAAATCCCACTCGTTGTTGTCTGTTTTGACATATATATCAACTTCTCCTTCAAGTTCAGAAATAGCGCCTCTCTTATTTGTTATTTTTTGGAAATTTGGCGCATCTAAATCATCTCGACATGTTGTCCAATATGACTCAATTGTTGAATCCGTTTTGGTTAATGTATAGATGTTATTATCCATACATAAATACAAAATATCATCGTCAACAACTGCTGCTGTTATATTGCTATCAAATTCCCAGTAATACCACTCGTATTCCATGCTCGATGCATTTTGGAACTTTTGTCGTGAGTCTGCTAAATAACAATGATTTCCCATAAAAACAAGTAAATATCCTTGCCACTCGACAAGTATTGGTTCCTTATAAAATTCCTCTTGCAAAAGTTTTGAATCAATTAGACTCGAACGATGACCTAATATTTGCTCAGTTGTTACATCACCAGATATTCCTTCTAATCCGCTATCACTAAACATTACAATATCGTCATTGAAGTTTATTCCTGTAGAAACGCAGCCTTTAGAAATTGAACTATGTGTAGATGGATAAACTTTTCCTTCCTCTGAGTCGATTGATGGAGTATGATAAAACACTGTTGTATTTGATTGACTAGGCTCTTTAAATACCCATAATGCATTATTACCTGGTATAAGTGCCTTTATATAGCTTGTATCAGCTCCCTCACTTGAATAATTCATATCTGAGCAATATCTTGGATTATTTAATTCTGAATACCAAAGAGTATTTGGATAATCGATATTTCCACTGAAGAAAACACGATTGTCAAATACTGTAAGTAATGTACATTTGTTGATTCTGTTTCTATATCCTGAAATAGTCTTTGAAAATTGAATAACAACATTATCTTCGCCATCGGTGTCTGGAGTTGGTGGTGCTTCAGCAAATATTACTTCTCCAGTTGATGGTGATTCTGTAAATGCCGTTGTTTGAATTCCATTAATCCATACAGTAACCGTTCCTGCTTCGTAGTTAGGCACATCTAATTTATATGTTGTTTCGGACCCATCACTGCAAAACGAATTTTTTCTATATCCTGTTAGCATATTTACTTCTTGAAAATCAACTCCACCTGCCTGTGGTTTCCTTGATATAGAAGTTGTTGGAATAAATCCTTCTACTTCCTTACATGTAACTCCATCGTATTCTAAATAATTTAATCCATCTTTAATGTATAGAATCTCATCATATACAAAAAACAATGATTTTCGTGGATTCATACCTTGAACTTTTATGGTTTTTGTCTGTTTGGTGTCCATATTGTAATCAAAAAGTGATGTTCCATCATGTATAATTGCGTGTTTCACTGTTCCATAAGTATAAAAAAATAGCCCGTATAAAGAATTAGTCATTTCTTTGAACAATTCTATATCGGGCCTTGTTTCTATTCTTTTTCCTAAGCTCTTATAATTCTTCCACATATTTTTAGAATCAGGGCTTCTGTATAAACTTACTTTATAGTCTGAAAAATCAACTCCAAGAAAATTCAGATAATTTCTAGTTATTAAATCTCCACTTGGCATTAGATATCTACACCTCCCTCTATTGTATATGTAGCTCTTGCAAAACGAGGATCTAGTTGTTGTTTTAATTCCTGATATCTGTTAGCATATACAGCTCCATAATTGCTTGATACATCACTTGCTAAGGTCATCCATGCTGCTCCAACAACAAGTGCTTCGATAACTGGATAGTCTAAGTTGAATTTATAATCATTCGGTGTTTCTTGAGTAATTTGTTTTGGATATGTGTAATAATAAATTTGTGCTTTCCCTTTTTCTTTAAATGTTACATAGTTTTCTAAAATGTCATAATTTACGCCAGTAATCTTATTTAGAAGATAAAAATCTGATAATTCTTCATCAAGTATATATTCTTGATTTTCTTCTACCTCTAATTCTTCTTTATTTAGCTTTTTACGGACCGAAAATAATTCGTTAAGAACTTGGTTGATTACCATATTAATTTTCTCTTTATAGTCAATGTCGTTCGTATAATCTTTATCGTCATCTGTATCGATTTCTTCAATTAATCTAAATACTCTTTGTTTAACTTCACCTAATGTGATTTTCATTTCATCACTCCTTTTATAAAATACACTGCAAAACAGCTGAATTATAGGAAATGCACTGATGATAAGGCTATGAATTTAGAAAGGAGACCTTATCTTCCTATGTTCAGCTGCTTTACGCTATAGTTTATCAGTCAAATTAACTAGGATTTTTGACTTATAAATATCAACAGAAATCAGAAATTTCTTTGTTTGTTATGGATTCATCAAGCCTACCTAGTATCGGCTTTGGTTGCAAAGGCTGGATTCGAACCAGCGAACTTCTGGGTATGAGCCAGATGAGATAGACCACTTCTCTACTCTGCTATATATAAGAAGAATTATTCTAATCCTTCTATGCCATCTAAACAATCAAGCTCTTCACGAATTTCTTTTCTTGTTGTTAGTTGAATTCCGTTAGGTAATATATAACCTTGATCTTCTTGCCAAATTAATATTGTTCCTTCTTTCAGTTTCATTGTTACCTTTGATTCTTCTTCAAATTCGTATTCATCGCATTTTATCTTGTTATGTACTTCTGTTATAAACTCTGTACCTTTTATAGTTTGATGAATGATACCATCACGTGCTATATCATCTATATCGGTGTCTTTGGTAACTGTTACTCCAAATAGAGGTGAATATTTTGGTCTTATTAGAAATCTCTCAATTTTTTCTTGTGGTTTCTTACCTTTTACTTTTTGCTCTTCATTTTTGCTATCTTCCATAGTGCCTCCTTTAAATAAGTAAAGGGCTCATAAGAGCCCCTAAATTATATTCCATTGTCTGAAAGTAGTTCTTTTATTGCATACATTTCTTTTGGTTTAACAACTTTACAACCACAAACAAGTAATGCTCTAACATAGTCTGCAAATTGACTTTCAAGTCTTCCTGCTTCTGTCTTTTCTACAGCCTCTGCGTATGCAACAGCTTTACCAGTTCTTAGAATGTTGTATTTTGTTGTACCATTAACTGGTAATAGATTTTCGATACATACCAATACATTGCTATACATACCAACAGCACCAGTTTTTGCAAGCTCAACGTTGTTTGTTAATATTGGTGTTAAACCTTCTCTAATTGCTTGATGATATTTTGGAGAAAATTCGCCATAAACTTTAGTAGCTGGATCTACGTTATTCTCATATAGTTTTGTTAAACCATTTTCGATTCTTGATAAACCATTTTCTTTAGTTGGTGCAACAGCTTCTGTTTCTTGTGCAATATATTCTGTTGTAGTTGTTTCATTTCCGTTGTCGAAAACTACACCATTTTCAATTGCATGTTTCATCTTAGCAGCTGTTATTCTATCTCCTTCATCACCTAATTCTTTAGCCATTTCTCTACAAGCGTTTTCAAATACACCTGAAATAGATTGAGCTCTATCTACATCATCGAATGTTTGAGTTACATATTTGTAGATGTCAATTGGTAAATCTTGTGATCTACCTTTTACCTCATCATATACAATTGGAGTTCCAGGAATATAATCTCTAACTGTAGGTCTTACTGATGAAGTAATTTTTAAAATCTTTCCACCCTTAACTTCTCCATCATATGTATGGTCAGAGTGCTTTCTTAGACCTGTTAGGGTCTCTAATACGTTTTGAATTGATTTTGCCCATAATGTAGGCTTAAATACATTAACTGACATTTTAAACTCCTTTCTCACGAAAAATAGACACCCATAAAAAGTGTCTATTTCTTGATCCATTTATCTTTTGATTTCATAACAGCATCCCAAATTTTCGGATTATTTAATTGCTCTTCTGTTAATCTATCAAATTCTTCTGGACTATAATATTCTTTAATTTCGTCTTTACTTGATTCTGTTTTCATTGAACCAATAGGTTGTACCTGCTCT